AGCTCATCTGCAGAGAATTCACCGTCTTGAGCTTCAGTCGGATCGTACGTCAGTGTAGCCATTAGTTGTGATTACTTTGAGATTACCAAGACCAACTCGTTCAACACGATTGGGAACACCGATAGTCGGTTTGCCGATCTTGGTGCGTGGTGCGTATTTATTGCCGGACTCATCAAAGAGTTCACGATCCTCAACCGATAGGGGCTGGGGCACCGGCTTGTTCTTCTGGCGCTGGGGCCGCGAGGGGATTGCCTTGTCCATTGATCATCTCCATTGCTTGTGGGTTTTTACTTGGATCCATCAGTGGCGTCTTAGCCAACTGACCGATCTGCTGAGTAAGCATCATGTCCTTCTGGAGGTTCATGTTATCCATCTGTTCTTGCTTCATGTCAGCAACACTCTTGACAAGGTTCAGAACGTCGATGCCTTGAGCAGCAGCCAGACGTTTGATCACTTCATCACTGTTGATGTACTTCGCAAGAGCTTCAGGCCCCATCGTTTGTGCAATGGTCTGCAGGAACGAACCCAGACTTTCTCGATCTTGTCCTCGACCCAGTGCATTAACACCAGCAACAATAGTAGGCTTAACAATATCCTTTGGAAGACGTGGAATCTGACCAGTCTTTTGGAAGACATTGAGCTTACGGTTAAGATACGGAACAAGGAACTCAGTCGTCAGCAAACTGAACAGTCCACCGAGCTGTTGTTCCAGTTCCATTTGAGTCATCCGTACTTCCTCAGCAGTCGTACGTTCAGACTGCCTTACAGAAAGGATGAGGAATGCTTCAGACAACCGACGCTCTAACTGCTGCATCATTTCAAATGCAGTTCGGAAGTCCGCAGTCTTTCCTACCTGAATGACACCAATGTCATCCGGTCTTCCTTGAACGATGGCACCGTTGCCTGCCTGAGCCAGCGTGGCCGGTTTAGTGGTGCTTGAGGGTGATACTACAAAGACAACCTTAGCGGCTGCTGCAGAGCCTTCTACGAGTGCCTGAGAGAGTGCTTCAAGGGAGCGTAGATCTCCGATGAATTCCTCTACTCGACCACGACCATAGACTTCACCATCAACAGTGTTGAACCGAAGAACAAGCCACGGGTTTGCTTCGATGGGTGCTTTGCCCATTGAACCCGGAATGATCTTGTCTTCGTATTCTTGATGCCAGACAAACCTGTTGTTGTCTCGGCGGATATATGTGTAGATGTCGGCTTCGTCATTACGATCTGCCTCAGTACCTGCAACCGTATTGGGTACAGCTTGAGGCAGAACCTTCATCAGAAGCTTCTTAGAGATGCGTTCTTTCGTGACTATTTCAAGCACATTGCCGTTGCCATCTCTTTCTACAACGTAGCGATTCAAGGGGTACAGCTTGAGCTGTTTCTCTCCCATGAAGACCAACGCATTACCTGTCACCACTAGATGCTTCAGTGCTTGGTGTACAACGACACGATCACTGGATGCAGCAATAGATTCAAGGATGATGCGTTCGATCTTCGAAAAGGAAAGATCCAACTCTGACTTAGCTTCGGGAGGAAGCTCAGTACCCAATGCACTGTCATTTACCTGTAGCTTGAAGAAGCTGGTTTGAGGAGGCAGTAGTGCCAGCATCAACTTAGATGCCAGAGTGACTACCCCCTTTGCACCAACACTTTGCCATGGTGTAGGTAGATGACGTGCTCCTTTGACCCATTCTTCCTCACCACGATTGAGGTAAGGAAGAGTAAGATCAGCAGCTTGTCTTGCTACGTTTAGAAAGTTTGAACGGTCACTCGCTAAATAGTCATACCGTGATTTGGCTGACATTGTTATTTGTTAAGAGCATTACCGTATTGCAGTCCGCGACCAAGCAGACCAGTGCCACGTCCGTAAATACCAAGTTGACGAAGACGTGATTTAGCACGATTGAGTTTGTTGGCACCAAGAGCACCAAGTCCACCGCCAGCCATCATGCCAGGACCGGGAGGGAGTTGTTCCTCAGGAAGCTCCTCAGGAAGCATCGGAGGCAGATCATCCACAGGTGCAGATGTGCCGGGATCAGCGTTACCAGGATCAGTGGGAAGGGGATCAGTATTCGGAGTAGGTTGCTGGTTATTCCCAGCACCAATCCGACGCGGAAGAGTAGTAGCAGTACTCCCTTTCGATCCAATGAACAGTGCAGAACCTTTGTCCTGTCTTCCAGCGTTGCGAAGCTGCTGCAAGATCTGACTGTCTTTTCCAACTGCAACTGCAAAGTTCGGTATTGCTGCCCGAGCCCATGCTGTACCAGCGTCTGTGTACTTACCTTTCTGGTACTGATTCACGACTTTAGAGCCGATCATTAGGCCTTTGCCAACGGCTTTTTCAAGTACCTTCTCTGGATTCTTTCCTTGTGAAACCTTTGAGATCTTAAGAAGTTCCTTTTCAGACAATACACCGTTGCCACCACCTGCAGCACGCAGGTTCTGTGCCATCGTGTTGTCCCGATTGATCTGCTGAACGCTTGTCTTAGGTGCAGCAGGTGACGCCGCAGGTGACGCAGGGAGCGGTACATAACCAGATGCCAGCGGTCCAGCAGTAGGTGCTGCACCAGTCATTGGCATATTGGTTGCGTTGTACGGACCAGAACTGGATGAGCTACGGCTCACAATGTTGCGAGCAGCTTGCGCTGTTACACCAGTTGCTTGGCGGATCTCCTTGGCGGTAGCTCCCTTTGCCGCCATGTTATTAGCTTTTTGACGATTAGCCATTGTTATCTTCAGTGAGACGATGGTTGATCCACTCGACCACGGAACGTTGGCCAGAGCGGTACATTATTAAGTTTGTCGGATCATCTGGATGTGGATTAACTGAAGGAAAGTTGTCCTCTAGTTCTTGTAAGATTGATTGAAGCTGGAGACCCGAAGTCTCAAGTAGACTTAGTGAGATAGGTGATTGCATTCTGCAGTGACGTGACGTTATCTTTGAGAAGTCCTAGGGCTGCATTGCACGGATGGCAGAGCAAACCACGAACCTCATCTGTTTTGTGACAATGATCAACAACAAAGAATTCATCAGCACTGCGTCCATTGCTTGTACTTCCACAAATGGCACAACATCCATCTTGCATCAGTAGCAAGTGCTGATATACAGCTTGCGTGATTGCATACGTTCTGATGAGGTGACTTTCCCTGCGTGCAAATGAGTTGTACCTCTTCCTATCAGCCTCTGACATCTTCTTCCTCCGGCAAGTAATGCAGGTATTCTCCCGACCATCCTTAGAGCTTCCCCGTTTGTAGAAGTCGGATAGGAGCTTTTGAATACCGCACTGCTTGCAGGTCTTATCCATACTGAGGAAGGTTGACGTTGCTGTGTTCAAAGAACGAGAGCATTCGACCCCGTTTTGTATCTGACAATTCGGGGGCCTTACCTTCATACATTAGGCGATCACTAGCATCAAGCCAAAACCGTTTGTCCAGATACTTGTTTTCTGAACGTTTCAGTGGCTGCATGATCCAGTTGATCGTTGCCTTCCGAAGCTTATCAAGGCTCTTAGATGGTGTCAGACCCAGCTCTTTGCAGATCAGACTGTTAGCAGCAACGTGAGTCCTCTCATCACGGCTGATGTCCGCACTTACTGTTCGGAGACCAGCGTCACCATTAAAGCGGAAGAATGGCAGTAGAACGAAGAAAATTGCACGCTCGGCCACCATTGCTTTGAGGACCGTGTGATCAGGATGCGCCGTCCAAGCATCGCGGAGTCGGAGGGCTTCGGCTTCAGCAACTGGGTCAGTGCCGAGAGCTTGGGCGATGTAACCGAGAGCCAAGTCGTGGTTCTCTTCGTCTTCGATGTTGGATCGCAGTAAGTCCCGCGATAGCTCTGGAACTTCATTCTTCAGTGCTTCATTAATAAAGTCGCCAACAGGAAGCTCCATGTGGCGAAGGGCGAGAGCCCGGAAGATGGTTTCCTCCGAGCCCTCAGCAAGCTGACCAGCAGTGGTTTGCACTGGGGTCCACTTACGCTTTGAATTCAGTAGTTTCTGATAAGGATCCATTACTCTCCACAATTACAATCAGGTGCTGGATCGTTCAGAATCTGATCCAAATAATCATCAATCTCAGACTCATCCAATGCAGCGTAGGCACTAGTCTTGTCTTGAGTATCGCTCATAACTTGGAGCGAATAGTACAAAGAGGTTTGGGGGCTGTTCAGCCATTCCTCAATAAACCGTTCGTCATAAGTAACAACGTCGCTCCACGAATTAAAACTATATCCGTGTAGCAGATTTGTCAGACTAAGAAGTCGGACAATACCGTTAGCTACTTTGAAGTAATCATCCCAGCCAACTTCAGATGCGATCTCAACAGGACCGTAGTCAAAGCTCTGGACGCCAAACGTACCGCTGTCACGGTCCACTTGACGGGCAATGGGAGGAGCGATCTCAGGGGTAGTGGTGTACCCATCGAGATCCTTGTACCGGTAACTACACGAAGCAGTAGGT